GCTACCACCACAGCAAGATTTCAGAAGTCAGCAGGTGGAAACTCGGCGTTTAGTGCATCAACTATAGGGGACGTATCACTAGCAAGCGGTGACTTTCAGGATGAGAACACTTCGCCCACCATCACCACGCTAGAAAGTGGCGACCTCATCAGGCTTACTTGGACGGCTATCGCAAATGATGCATCAGGATACATGGCAATGTTAGAGGCGATTGAAAGTGGCTAAAGACCTCTTAGCTTTTATTGGACTTGAACACGGCTTGTGTTATCCTGGTGCGTCCGGCACGGGCGGTACTCCTGGTAGCGCGATGCTGGGTTGTGTGGCAGTTCAAAACCAATACAACCGTGCGGGTTACCAAGTCAAGGCCACCAACACTTCTGCTTCATCTAACGGTTACGGGCTGAATTTTCAATCCGGTGCTCTGGGCGGCGCAGCTACTCAAACGTTAGCGTTTAGGGTTTATTTCGCTATTGAACAAATCCCTGGTGCCGTACCAAATCTCATAGCTTGTTTCATCAGAACCCACAATACAATGAGTAACGGAGGCTTTGGTTTTAGGATCATTGGCAGCAGTTATATAGAAGCAGGATTCATCCAGAGTGCTGACTTGTGGGGTGGGACATATACAGAAGCAGAGATTGGTGACGTTCGTATCTGCCCCCAACATTGGTATAGGCTAGACGCCGTGTTAGACGCCTCTGCTAATCCGTGGACGGTTGACTGGAAAATCAACGGCATAGATCAAACGCAAGTTACTCGTGCTACAGCTGCCGCAGACTGGAATGGTATTTGTGCGGGTAGAGGTTACTCGGGCATGACCGGTCCCTCCAGCGGCACACACGTTATGTATACGGATGACATGGCAGTTACTACCGATGCAAGTCAGTATCCCATTGGTCCTGGCAGAAGTATACTTCTCAAACCCAACGGTAATGGTACTCACAACCCTGCGTCCCCTGCCTCCACCGATTTTAGTGATGAAGCCGGAAATGCTATTGATGCAAATTCATGGCAGTTGATCAGTGACGGTGCTCCACCCGGTACTGAGGGTGGCGATCACGCCGACGCTGGAGACGGTCACAGTCTGAGATGCCATACACCGGCTACGGGTGCTGAATATCTAGAATTCACGTTTGAGAACATCACATTGGATTCCGGCGTTGAGATTAGTTGTGTGCATGGCTGGCGCGAACATTATCAAAGCTCACCTGCTGCTAATATTGGCGACCAGATGCAATTGGCTCACAGCGGTACAGTCTTTTCAGATCAGAACGAAGCTGGACCAACCGGGGACGTTATAGAGTTGATTCCATTCGATAATGTTGATAGTGAGTTGTTGAGGCGCATCCTATCACCCAGCTCCACACACGATTGGTCCGAATCAGAAGTTAACAACACTGTTATGCGATGGGGTTCTAACATCAGCGGAGGAACAGCAGGTCGTTACATAGGACTGTCATGGGTAGCATTAGAATTGCATCTAACAGCCGACGACGAGTTTGTGACACTAGGGTGTCCCCAGGATCAAGCGTCAATACAATTGTTCTGATGCCATCCGTCCCGCCCACTCCACCTAACGGTCTTTATTGGCGGCTGGAAAGAATAGAGAACGACTTAAGGGACTTGGAAAGAGATTATAAGAGAATTTCGGAAACCTTACCTGCCGTCGAAGAAAGACTTAAACAACTGAGAGAAGCGTTAGAAGATTCAAGAACTGAGTTTAGGTCCTTAAAGGTAGCTCTCTGGACCGGCTGTATCTCGGTCACTATAGCTTCTATTGTATTCGCGTTCACCATATATCAGGTGTTCGGGTGAAATATCTAGCCATATTCATGGTCCTTGGTGCTATGTCGTGGTGCGCCGTTTCAATCATCTCTCTCGTAGCACTAAATAGAGCCTCAAATACTCGACACGAACTCTGCGTCGCGACTAGTGAGAATAGGACCATTCTTAAGATTGTTCTTACATCAGTTAGAGATAGAGTGATAGAGAACTCTGAAACTGCAAGAGAAGCTAGTATAGCTACAGTTTTCTACAATGACCTATTAGCTCAAATACCGCCTAATCCCAAATGTTAAGGAGGGGAACAGTGAACGACGAAACATACGACGACGTTGATGATGGTGAGCCTGATGCGGATGCGCTTGAACACTCTACGCCAGAAGCAGAGGATGAGTCTGACGAGAACGAAGCCGTAATTCCGCCCGACGACGACAACGATAACGGTGAAAGTAATGCCGCCTAACGTAGCACACTGTAGACCGCTTAAACGTGGTCTACGAGGAAACGATGTTGTTGCACACAAACGAGCTGTTTCGCACGTTCTTCCCGAAATGTATAAATGGAAAGGTCAGAACTTTACACCGTTCTTCGGAGGTGAGTTAGAACAGGCAGTTAAAGCCTTTCAGCGACAGAAGGGCCTGAAAGTAGATGGCATCATCGGAACTGCCACGCACGAAGCTTTGGAAAGGTCGCATGTTGCGAACAAGCCTAAGCTGTGGGCCTTCGATAGTGTAGCGATTAATCTCGCCGATAACTTTTGTGGTGAGTACACGAAACAATCAGTTCGTGAGGCCATAGTAGCGGCAGGTTTCTATTGGTATGATTATCGCATGAGGATCGCGTATAGGCAAATTAGGCCGTATCCCAAAATCAAGCCACCTACGGTGCCAACGTGGTTTGACTGTTCATCCTACTATACAGTGTGCTGCTACGCTGGTGGTGCCCCAGACCCTAATGGCCGTAACTACGACGGCCAAGGCTACACTGGCACCTTGATAAGCAACGGTCATCGCGTTGGTAGCGTTAATGACCTAGAACCCGGCGATGCCGTCTTTTACGGTAACTCAGATGGTTGGGGTCCTGCGTTCAGCAGAGGTGATCCAACACACATAGCTATGTACGTAGGTACCGTCAACGGTACTCACTCCGTGCTTTCAATGGGTCACTACCCTATGGGACTTTATCCGTACAACTACAGAGGCGTGAACCACTTTCGCCATTACGAAATCGGAGAGGTATAACACATGACTGTTAATAAGCTAGTTGACTTCGTCGAGCGAGTTGCTTGGACGTTTGTACAAACGTTCCTAGGTACTCTTATCGCTCTCGACCTGACAGGCTCGGTTGATTGGAGCGAGGTCCTTTATGCCTCTCTGATCGCCGGTGGTATTGCTGCTGCAAAGGTCGTCATCGCACAGAACTTCATTGGCGAAAATGGTGCAGGCGATCTTCTTCCTGGTGCTGAATCCGTGGAGGTTAAGTAATGGCAAAGAAGCGTGGCGACCATGTAATGTATGTTCCCGAGACTGGCAGCGATGCAGTCGTAGCGCACGTTCTTAAGGTTAATGACAACGGCACCCTTAATCTTCAAACCCCCACAGGGGTAGAAACGGGCATTCCTCATCGTGAGAAGGAAGATTACGATGAGTCCGGTGGGGGTCGTACCTGGCATGAAACTTAACATAGGCTGGATTTTGGTCGCAATCCTTATCGTGCTGGTTATTGCACTAATTTGGGGTTGGGATCTAAACGCAGCCGCCTAATTCTCCAGTTTTAGTGGCTCCCCCACCTGTGGGGGTTGTTAAGGGACCGCGCCCGTTCTCCTCTCCTTGCGGGTTAGCGGTCCCTTAACGTTTGCAAAGAAAAAGCCAACTAGACTGGCTTGTACGGTTAATGACGGCTTTTACTTTCCAGTCTCTAGGAAGGTGTCCAGCTCTAACAAACGCATTAGCTTCGGCCGTGATTAGCACGTACTTAGTCGATAACAAACACCAATGCTTGTACCAGGGACGAGAACTCTCGAACTGAGTTAGGGGAACATCAGCTACCACTAGTGTATATTCCAAACCTTTAGAGGTTGCTTTCGCCGTAAACGAGTAAACGTCCTCAACGAGAAACTCCCACTCATCGGGATAAAGCGACTTCATTACGTTAACTTTATCCTGATCAATGTCAACCGCGGTCACGTTGGTAATGCCGGCTTCTTCTACCCATACGCAATCATTCTTACCGTAGAAGCCTGCACAAAACAGCATCAATGCGTTATCGCATGTTTGCAGCACATACCTCGGAAATGGAAAATGCGCGTTGGCTTCGCGTAACTGCTTTAAAGACTTAGGCGGCTTGATAGTATTCATCAATGTTCCAGTGGCATGGATGGATTAGCATGTGTGTTTGCCTGCCCGTAACGGCAGCAAGCGGAGCGCCTAAGACGCCTCCGTTATCACTAATGTATGTTGAGGGTTCTTTGTTCTTTAGTTGATAAGCCTCGTACCACAGATCAAAGTCGCTTAGCTCGTAACGCTTCCAAAGCTCTGTATTATTGGCACCTACGCCACCGTGATCTGCGGCCCCTTTAACGTCATAGTAGTCTCGCAGCAACGCTAATGCCTCATTTAAGATTTCATGCGCCGAGAAGCGATTTGTGCGTAGTGCTTGGCATACAGCGTCGTTGTGTATACCGACCTCATGACCCATAAACGTTGTGTGTTTGATGAACGCCTCGACGGCTCCAAAATCCTCCCAATACCAGGCTGAATGCAGTAGGTAATAGCTTGACCTCCAACCGTGTTCATGCTCCCAACGAGCGAATTTGAAGGCTTGTGTTAGAGAATGATCAACGTCGTGACGCATGGCGATTGTCCCTTCTCCACCAAAGCCTACGAACACGTCTCTGAGCGGAATTACGCGCTTATCGGCTAAAAAGTTCTCTAAGCGTTCTAAGGCTTCTGGGCCAAATGCATGCGAGGGCCACTCGACTAATTCACTTTCGTTATTCATATAAAGAAAGGTCATGTTAATACCCTAACATTGACCGACCTGAAACCGACATTCTTCTTAAACTTCTCAAGTCCCTTGGTAGTTGATGTAAGTGTTCTGTAGCTCAGATAGTTCACGTGCTCATTACGTGAGCATACCTTTACCAGCTCGTTAACTAGACCGTCCATAAGCCCGGTTCCTGATTGGTGGTCTGCATGACCTAGAATTCGATTAATTACGGCAACTTCGTTACACATGGCAAGCCAACAATAAGCCACAAGTCTGCCTTCATAGAAACCACCTATATAGACTTGCTGGTGTAAAGCGCACGGTTCTAGGCCACTTATAGGTTTAGGTTTAGTTAAGTAAGCTGCCGTCATGGGCTGGCCTTGTCGCTCTGCAACAGACGTATTAACCTCAAACATCGAATCAAGCTCATCATTGAAATTAAAGAACTCATAGTAGTAACACAGCTTGTTCGATTTGCGAATCATGTTACGTGTCTTGGGGCCTACTGTGTTGAAGTAGCGGTCGTAACTTTCGGTATTCAACAAGGCTACTTCCGAACCGAGCGAATCAAAATGATCAAACCACTTTTCTCTATATTCGTGACACTGATCCGTACTCGAGTGACCGTTTAGGTCCAACAGTACTACAGGAGACTTGAGTTTAGATAGGACTGGCAAGTTCTTTCTCCCTTTTGACCATGCAGGCTTCTATAGCTAGTAACAAGTCCTGACTACTATTGCCCCTTACTTTTTTGACATACGGAATTGCACGTTCTAACAGCTCAAATGATGTCTCTACGTTATTGATATTGTAGTACGACTCCATCTCGTTAACCAACTCTTGAGGGTAGTGCTTGTCTAAGCCGCCGAAAGCGTCGTAAGTCTCACAAATTCCCCATTTCCCGTAAATGCGGTTGTAGTCAGTAATCTGGGTCTTGGATTGAAATGCCACTGTGTCGAGTAGGTGGCTTTTCTGTGATACTAACTTGCGAACTGGTCCTTTACCATCAAGTTCTATCGACGCCATCGTGTTCGTGTCACAACCGCGTGGACGTGTTTCAAGGATGGGTCTATAATTACTGGGCGCAAGCAGCTTCATAGGTATAACGTAACTCACGTAAGGAATGTGCATTTGGGCACGTTTCATGCCTGTCTTGTGAACCATAGCATAGTGTTTGCTCACAAGTACGGCTCTTGTCGTAGGCAACCTATCAAACATGAAAGTCGGGTCTACCCAAGAGTCAGACCCCACAGGAGCAACATGGGTGAAGCCGTGTTTGTAGGCCCATTCATGGCCGTCATTGAACTTGCGGCCTAAATATTGGTTATCCCGTTCAAACACAGGGAACCCTAAGCCACGAGCCGTGGTTAAGTTCTCGTCATCACCGATGACAACGCATGTTGCAGAGATACCAGCAGCCTCTAGTTGCTCACAAGCATGACGTCTCTGCTTCAAACAAATAGCAGTTAACTCGTAACGCTCAAAGACTGGTGTGATAAAACACACCGAGGGTTTCTCATTCAAAGATGGCCTCCACAGCACCGCGTTGTTGATCTTGATATTTACCCTTGTACAACTGTTCTGTAGGTTCATCTAGTAGTTGGTAAATGATCTGTGCAATTGGAACGCCGGCGGGCAATACAAAGCCTGAGTGCCTATTTTGGTTAGTGATCTCTAGAGTTAAGAAACCATACCAACCTGGCTCGATGATGGTGTTCTGTACGAAAATACCCTGTCTGGCCCACGTGGACTTGTCGCATACTTTTGCTAATAGGTCATTGGGCATGCGAAAGTACTCAAGCGAACTACCCAACACGAAATCACCAGACTCTAAGTTAAGCTGCTCGTCTAGCCGTATATCGTAACCCGCTGCTGAAAGCCCATAAGACAGGCCATATGCTTTAGTTCTCTCACAGAATGGAGTGATAAGGTCAGGTCTTTTACGGATGCTTTGTGCGCTAAGAATCATGATTTCGATTGGCCTTCTATAGCTAGACCGTCTGGGGGAGTCGGTGGTTTCCTATCGCCCTTTGACGGTTTAATGTATGGTGATGGGAACGTTAGTGCGTTCGGCCCTTCTGCATATTTGTATGCCTGAACAACTTGAGTTAAAGCTGACCCAAAGAAAGTTGCAAGCCTCGGTGCTTCATTTCCCGTAGCTTGCGGATTTGCCATGTATTCTACTAACTTGTCATACTCGCCTGGGTTGTCACGCTTCCAATTCTGAAACTGAGTCGCATTAACTACGTTACTAAGCCAGCCAAATTGTATGACGCCTGCTACGCTACACAAGCTAGAGTTCAAGTGTTCGACGATTGGTTCCAGATCGCAAGCAGGGTCCTCAGGTGGAACCGTTACTGTAACTGTTGGCACAGGGTCAGCGGCCTGAGAACCAGTGTTATCTAATGCGACCGCTGTTCCTACACCTGCTGCCATTACGCCTATAGCAGCTCCAGTTGCGACTAACTTGTTCATGTTTTAACGTACCCAAGCAAGGAGTCATCCCTTCTGTAGTAGAAGCTAGGAATGAAGTCTATGTCGCTTAGATCAAAACATTTAACGCCTTCTACAAACACTGATTCGTCCGGTAAGAAATCAGGGGCCGGCGCAGGCACAAGAACTACTACTTGCCCTAAGACGGGGTGGTACAACACTACAGGATCAGCAGGCACGTTCAAGTAGTTAGCCCCATGCGTGTCAGGTAACGTCGTGGGCAGTAGTTTTCGTTTGCGTCTAAACATTATGCTGGCACGTATCCATTCTTGTTGAATTGGTAACCATAACCAAAAGTGTACCAGTGGAGTAAGTGTCTCATAGCGTCATTGTAGTGTGGTAAGTTAGGCTTAAAGACTTTCTCAGTCTTGAGGTAATTGTCTGTGAAGTAACGCATGACCTCGACTGGCATATATCTAAAGGTGGGCGTTTCTGTGAGCTTTGAATACAAGTCTATAACGCCAATCAAGTCTCTCGAGAACAACACTAACCTATCACGCGCACGGTTTCTGTAATCAAACCTCTCATAGATAATGTAATGTGGTTTGCTGCTCTGCAAGTACTCAAATAGGTCTTTCGTGTTGAGTTTGTCCTGAAAGCCCGATACCTCCATATGACCCTCTGGTAACAACAAACCGTTTGCCACGCCTGTTGTGATACCTGGGTCGAAAGCAATCGCCCTACGGGGTTCATCGAGCTTAACCAGGGTCACGGGCTTAGCCGCCTTAACAACCTTAACCGAGGCTCTCAGAGGTACGGTAAGGATACCTCCAGCCTGGACGGCCGGACACCTGGAACGGGGGCGGGACGGCCCTCAGAGGTACGCTTAGTCTACCCCTCGACCTGTCCCGGCTCGGGCTGGTCGGCGGGCTGCCGGTCACGATTTGACCTCAATGCGCCTAAAGGTCACAACAACCTCATCATGGGTATCGAGCGCATCGTTAATAGCATACTGGAACCCCACCTTGCCTCTACCATTCTTAATGACTTTATTACCAACTTTCATAGTCCATATCAGACCAGTGTACTCACGGTGTCGATGCCATTGTACCTCATGCCCTTTAGGTAAAGTACACGGCCCTGTGGGGGTATCTGCTCCGCAAAGCTCATTCATCGAGCCAGACCATGCATGATGTAGAAGTCAACGTCGCCATCGCTACCTGGCACAACTAGAGTTCTTTGCCTCAGGTATATAAGTGCGTTTGAGTAACGAGTCCAACAATGTGCCCATGAGTCGAAGTACCTCACATGTGCCTCACTGTCGAAATTAGGAACTGATAAGACAACGTGCGAGTGCTTCGGCAGCTTAGCTAGCAGCCCTAAGTCGTCATCTAAGTGCTCTAGCACTTCAATGGCTAAATACAAGTCTGCTGCGGGCACTTCATCACCATAACGAAGGTCGTTAAGCACAAACAGTGGCGTACCAGGCGTGTCTATGTTGTAGGCTTCTGCACGTTCAATCATCTCTGTGGAGAAATCGAGTCCAAGATACGCAAGCTCGGGTCTAGAACTACAGAGCAATTTAGCTAAACGTCCACTACCACAACCAAGGTCTACAACTGTTCTAATGCCACGTGGCACCCAATTAACTACATGCTGGTACAGTGGTAAATACGGAGATTCCTCCACAGGCAGGTTGTAGTAATTGTCCGGGTCTTGAATAGCGGCACTATAGAAGTCTGCTTCCATCGCTGTCATTCTAAAACCTTGTTTCCCATCTCATCAAACTCACGGACGGGCCAAACGCCTTTTTCACCATTTAGCCTATTTACAGCATCAATGATTTCATTAATCTTCGGCTGAATTAAGTTAATGATTACCCATTCAGCGTCGCCTGCTTTAGTAATGTCTAGTCTCTCGATTGCGCGATTCATGCGGCTATCTCCTTCGTAAGGTTTTTACTCTCCACTCAGCATAGATGTGTATTAGATCAGCAAAGATGATTCCTAGACCGAACGAGCCTATGATTAACGAGTAAGATTCCCACGTGATTCCAGATGAAGCCAGAGTTGTAGCAATCATTGCCACAAAAATCATGGAAGGGATTACATCTCGATTCATGCGGCTATCCTTTCTAGAGAGATTTCTTCGCAAGCGCCCCAATTAGGACCAATGGAGATATCTGCAACAAACGGGATATCGTCCCATTCCCACCCAACGTGCTTTATGGCCTGCTTCTCCATCACGCGCTTCATGGTGAGAGCTACTTCTAAGGCTTCTGATTCAGGTACGTCAGCAACGATGCTGTCATGCGTGCTTGTGACCACAGGCACGTTTTCCCATTTCACTAGTTCTATGAGGGCTAACTCGGTCAACACGCCGGCGAAGTTCTGAGGAATAAAGTTAACTGCCTGCCTGAACACTTCTTCCTTGTTTTCTTCAGTCAGCAGGTGAAAGCGGCGTTTATGACCAAACAGCCCAACTATGACACCCTCAGTACGCACGGTTTCTTTAACAGAGTCGGACCACTCTTTAATCTCGGGGAACTGCTCAAACCAGTCATCTATGTAAGCCTGCGCTTCTTCCTGTGGCATGTTGTACATCTGCGCGAACGTAAACGCGCTCTGACCATAGGACACGCCGAAGTTGATGTTCTTGCTACGCACGTACTGTTCCTTGGTATAGTCCTCACCGAAGAACTGAGCAGCACGTTCTTTATGTAGGCTTCGTGACGTGTCACGATAAATCTCCAATAGACCTGCACAGTTGGATACCTTTGCAATCGTGCGTAGTTCTGCCTGGGAGTAGTCGGCTGACACGATCACGTTACCTGGGCTTGGCAAGAACAAGGTACGTAAGCTCGGTAACCCGTGAGGACCTTCTCTAGTAATGTTCTGGAAGTTGGGCTTCTCGCTTGAAAGGCGGGCTGTTTCAGTACCGAACTTAAACGTGGTGTACAGCTTGCCATCATCAGCGACCTGGTTGATCAAGGACTCGATATAAGTCGAACGAGTCTTTTCGAGCTTCCAATAGTCATCGAGCAGTCGCACGTACCGTTGGAATTCATCAGCCATACCTGACTTACACTCGAAACGGCCTTCAATGATCTCCTTACGCACGTCCTTGTCCGTGCTCGTTGTCTTGACGTGTTTGCGTGTATCCTGCAAACCGTGCTTGAGTCCGTAATACTCGTAAAAGATGCCTTTGTTTTGAACGTGTGAGTTAGGGTTATACAGGTCACGTTTCAAGATAGAGCGCATTTCAGTTGTGAGCTGTTTAAGTCGTGGGCGAACTTCACGCTCGTTCAGGTCGGCAGCCGCACTTACGTCATAGCAGAAACCACGCAACTCAACCGGCACTAGAGCGTTGGCGAGTGGAATCGACACTAAGCCGTATGGCCTGTTGTAAACGTCGTCGGCTTCGCAGGCAGGTAGCAAGTCCTCAAGCAATACTAGAGTACCAACGGTGTCCTTACCGTTGTAGTCGTAAAGCTCTAGGGGCTTTTCGAGCACGCCTGTTTTCTTGAACTGTTTAACCGAAGGCCATTCATAGTCAGGCCAACCGTACTCCTGCATTAGCGTAGGTGTAAGCGCATGTAAGCCTGCACCCTGGTCACCCTGGTAATTACCCCCAGGACGCTCATCCAGGGCATAGCTCATTAGGAAGGTGTCCTCAATAATGGCGGCATGTATGCCGTTTTTGGCTAACACCTTTACGTCGTACTTCCCATTATGCCAAGTCCACAGCAACGGATGCCCGTACAGCTTCTTTAGTGAATCCAACACCCACTCGTCCTCAAGAGCCTTATGGCCTATCACGTAAGCAATAGACTTGTCCCAAGCAAAGCCGGCACAAGCAATCTTTGGACCCCAACCAAACGTCTCGAGGTCACTAGCGATATGCGTGTTGCTACTTACCCTATCAGGGACACTATCAAGGAATTCTATGGCCTCATCGGCGTCATCTGTATACCACACCTGAGGCAGCTTACCTGGTGGTGCAGGGTTTAGAGCAAGACGAAAGTCCCTGACCATATCAGGATAATTGCCACTCTCTCGCAACACAACAGCGGGATTAGTGGTAGCGACACGGCGTTGCCCATTCGGCCCCTCATGTACCTTACGTCGTGCAGACGTAATAGACCATCGGGGGTTGATTAACTCATGAACTGCCTCGACACCACCAGCCAAGACAGTCTTACGACCCATCAATTCATGTTCAAGTCTTGGTCTACATGCGTCGATTGCGTCTTGTGGGGGTTCTCCGTCGTGGTAGCATAGCACCACATTAGTTGTGAGTACATCATCGCGCTTGTAACCATTTGCTTGTAAGAGCGCGTCAAGTACCTTACCACTAGGACCAGCAAAAGGTTTACGAGCGATAGTATCATGATAACCAGGACTTCGGGAGACAAAGGCCACCTCCGCGTTAGCAGGCCCACTTGTGGGCACGTAGTCGCGTTTATACAAAGGACATTTCTCGCATTGCGCGAGTGGGTGCTTACGCTGAATCACTTGGTGCTCCGTTATCTACAACCTCACAAGTTATTCTAACTATAGCATTTTCAGGTAATTGCTCTAATCTGTTCCAAATCCAATCTTTCACACGCTTACCATCTAATTTAGCGAATTCCATCCAACCGAGTCTATCTCGTATCAACTTACCTTCTATGTAATGAGGCTCTATCTTCATCTAACTGTGTATCCGTTTCTGTTTTCATCTGCTGCTGGGTCGGCTTCGTTTTCTGGATCAAGTATGTAGAGCTGACGTTGTATATACCAGCGGGCTTTCTTGAGGTCAACTATCGCCGGTGTGTCAGGTTTCTTACCTGCACGTTGTATGTACTTGATAGCAGTTCCCAGCAAGTAGTTTAAGCCCCATTTTTCTGAGACGTGTAACGCACTGTATTCACCTAACTCAGCATAATGCTTAGGATTAACTGGATCGTGCATTACCCCTCGCTAGATACTCTAGACCAACTTGTTCGGGATCGCGCATATCGCGCATATCAGGTTGGTTCAGTTTGATCTCTAAACCATTGAAAGACGATTTATCGCTCTTTTGTATACCATGTTCAGGACAAATCTTAAATGGTTCTGAGTCGTCGCATGTACAAGGATGATTCATGGCTTGCCGTTCGTTGGAGGCTTAAGATTACTCGGGAGCGTTTGAGCAATTTCGATACCAGAACGACGAGCCGCGATACCCTTCTTAGCTAGTTCCTTTGTGAACTGCTCTCTAATAGCGGCAAGATCACGATACATCATCGGCAGGAACTCATCGGCCAACTCTTGCTCAGTAACCAAGCCCTTAGCTATCAACACGTTAACGACAGCATGTAACTGCCTTTGTGCTTCAAACATCATTGAACCGCTTACGTTGATAGATTCAGGATTGGCACCTAGCCTACGCCAACGTGCTTTTTCGTGTGCTACGGCCAGCTCCCACTTATTTAACTGAACACAGTTGCCATCACACCCGTCGGAGTGCTTACCGATTTCTAGATTACAGGTGTTATAAGGGCCAGGGAGCATTGAATCAATGTCTTTAAGCCAACCCTCGACCCTATCAAAGACCTCTTGTTCGTTATGCATCCTAACACGCTCCCTCGCTCGTTTAGCTTTGCCGCTCATTTCCTCTAGACCGCCTTTAATCTGTAGCCTTTGCCTACCTTCGTGATGGTTATATGTCCTCTGTCCTCGAGAGTGGTTAACACTTCATTGGCTTCTCTAGATGAGAGGCCGTGAAACCTCATCAAGTGTCCCCTAAGGATATCAGGATGACTAGTGATGGTTCTCAAGACTTTCTCTAGAGTGCGCTCGTTTGAGCTACGACCACTGTTCATCACAAGGTTGACTGTGTAGTTGCCCCACTCTTGCACATAACTCGCAGCCTTTGCGATATGAGCTTCTTCTACTACTAACCGTTCTCCCGCCTGTGGGGGTTTACCAGTAATGGACCCCGCGACGAGCATTGACATTTTAAGGATAGAACGAGACAGACGCTCAAACGTGGGCAGCGCCAAGATAGCTATGGTACTAGCTTTGGCGGCAAGAAGCATCTTGTTCTCTATTTCTCCGTAACGCGCGAGCGCATCGTCCGTTAGATCAACTAGTGTGTGAGCGGGTACTTGCATCTCTATACCCTCACCCAGCCTAATTGCCGTAGTGCGGTTATTGCGCTCATACAGGTCCGCCACTCTCATCTGTAGAGCAGCACGTTTAGCTTGCAGTTCAGGGACGGCTCGACCAATGCGACGTAACTTTGAAATGTCGGCCTCTCCGTCTACTACGAGGAAACGAGGCAAGAACCCACTAATCACGTAATGCTCGTCAATCAGTGAGTACGTCTTGTCACTGATTCCTCCACCAAAGAATATGAACACTGGGTTGTTTACAGTAATCGTGGACTTACTGAGACGCCTCGTTAAGACCTTGGGCACGTCATATAGCTGAGTCATAGTCTGCATAACGCCGGCGAGGTACTGTTTCTGGTTGATAGAATCAAAGAAGCCGGTTATCTCGTCACGCAAGAAAACACTGGTACGACCAGGACGTTCCTCCAAGCCTGTCAACATACCCTCGGCTGTACCATCTGTTGCGAGGATCAACTCCTTGTCAACATCAATAGCCATATCCATCGCCATATTCATGGCCGTGGTCTTGCGTGTGAGGGTAGAGTCACCTAAGATAAGACCCCATATGTTAGGAATAATACGTCCGAAGTCAGTCTCGAGAACCAAGCCACCCGCCATTACTGTGCTAAGAAGCATAAAGGCACACAAGTCATGGTAGTAGGGAATGGCATCAGTCGCCTCTTTGGCCCACTCTGAGTAATCATCTACAAAACACCGTACACCTACGTCGGAGTCGTTGACCAGGACAGGCATGGATAACGGTTCTTTCGCTCCAAAGACAACACTAGCCTTACGTTGGATGCTTAAAGCTCTGAGAACGTCCTCCCAAAGATGCACGACGGGTCTGTTATCACGCGCATACTTGTTGCATCCCGCTTGCAGACTAAGCGCGAAAACTTCGTATTCGTCCATGCCTGCCTCGAAGCACATGTTAATGAACTTCCACAGGATAGCTGACCAGTTCGCATCTTCGTCGGGTACAGTTGCAAAGATGCTTCTGAACCCTGTACCCTCAATAGTCGTCATATACTTGTAAAGCACCTGCTCCACCCCAGGCAACAAATCTATGTCTGGAAGGGTAGCAGCAGCCTCACTGGTACTAGTTGCCTTAAAGTTCTCAGGCACCTCGATTGCCTCGAAAACCCCCACAGGAACGAGCGTGTCGAGAGCATGAAGAACGTCAACTTGAGGTAGTGACTTGCCCGGTTTCTCGTACTTGTAGTTAAACGTGAATGGAACTCTAAGTAACTGCGTGAGGTCCCAGCCTGACGGATCAACGCCATTAGCATTATAGCGGTAGGCTATGCGCTTAGAGAATTCCTCCTGTTGATATGGCTCAAGAGTTTCTTCTGCACGCCAGATCGCTTGAAAACGAAACTCGCTGGACTGAATAGCACACGAAGGAGCAGGGACTATCTCAGTAGGGATAGCTGTGTCAAGATCAGCCCAAACTAGTCTGCCAGGTAAGCAGTTTTCCTTAATTCGTTTGGGTGTCCCTAACAACGACGTACAGAACCACACGTTCTTGCGGAACGTGGAACCCTCTAGAAACTCTATAAGGTCACTGGAGTCGCTAGGCCAGCTAAAGAAGAACTGCTTGAAATATTCCTTGTCAGTTCTAGGCTTGTCAGCGTCACCAGTTGCGATGCACAAAAAACCCTTCTCGTCACCAAACAGGTACTTGAAGAAGGTTAGCTGTGCTTGCTGAACTTTCGGTACTACTGTGGGCACTCAGTTCCTAACGTTTGCGGCGTTAAAGTTAAGTGGGGACTTTCGTGGCATGAGCGTCCCCTGACTCCTCTAGAAACATGCACTAGCCGCGTCTGCCAGAACTAGTACACGACGCCACACTTGTTGACTTGTTTACGTTAAGCCAGAACCACCAGCGGTTACACGTGGAGGCTTAACACCCGTGACTTCGTTGTCGTAGTTCTCAGGGTCGTTTGAATCGAAGTCATCGGCCTCAGTATTTAAGCCGTACTTCACCTTCATAGCAACGACAACACTGACAGGTCTACTAGCAAGGTCCTCTACGTTCAGATCGAATTCCTCGCTACCAAGTTCCTCGTCAGAGTAACCCGCAGCCTGCAAGAACCTAACAAGAATGCCCTTCATGCGGGCAGCGTTGTCGTACTTCTTACCATTGATCTTCTCAGGCGGGATCACGAAAGTCCTGAACACACGCCTGTTGTGGTAGATGTACCCCTCGCCATAGTCTGCCTGCTTATCCGCAGGAGCGTCCTCAGGAACAGGGCCACCAACGATCTTGAACTGAACGTTAATCATTGGTGTACCCTTGGGGAGCTTGGGATTAGGATTGTTCTCCGTAGGCCCCTTCGTTGCTTCCATCTTCGCAGCGAAGATTTCAGCGTCATACGTTCCACCAGGGATTGCTCCAAAACCACTGGTATCAGCATCAGCGAGGTTAAGCAACGGACTCATGTGTTAGCTCCTAGTGTTTGTGTTTGTGTCAACTGCCTCTCCTACTTACTTGCAGCAGCTTTCTTAGTTACTTTGGCAAGGTCCTCAACTGCAACTTCACTTACGACTTCGCCATTGTTACTGTCTGAGTCGTGAATCAAAGACCACATTTCGGGGATTGTTGGGTTGTTGATTATATCAGGCAACGCCGAAGTGCGGTCCTTTGCTACAACGCGACGAGTCTTGGTAGTCTGCAACATACGTGTCACAACTACCTTACCATCAACACGCTGTTCCTCGGCCTTCAAGTAACCTACAACATCGAAGTACCCAGGAACCTCGCCACGCAACTTACCAGGCAGCATGGGGTAGTAGTTGTTCACCCCGTTTGCCTCATCGAAATCAGTAGCCAACAGACACGTCGCTATGACGTGAATTGGCAAATCTTTGTAGGCTCTGATAAGGCGTCTCATACGCTCGCCGTTCTTACCCCAGGCGCGCATACTTGGAATGTCAATGTCAACCTTGTCAGGTGTACGGTTCTTTTCCATTTCCTGCACAGTACGCATGTCCAACTTCTGTAGCTCGCTAAGCGAGTCAATGATGACCGTGCTGTAGTAAGGCTCAGTAGCCTTGAATAGCTCGTTTTGAACCTGCTCAACTTCCTTCATTGTGCGAACCTGAATCACGTCAAGATTCTTACGGTGTCTCAACGTGACAGTTCCACCTTCAACGTCCAACAGCAGAACTGGAGACGTTAGTGGGCTATCGAGAGCTGTTCCAGCTAACCATGTTTTGCCGGCTCCAGGCTCTCCGTACACTAACAGGTTTAAGAACGGTACAGCTTCTTCAGGCGTCTTGACATTTAAACGCTCACGTAGTGTTGTAGACAACTTCTTCAACCCCCTCTAAGTTGGGATAACCGCTGGCCCCCTTGTGAGGGAGGTCCTCTCCATTAGTCTCGAGAACTAAAATATTCATACGATACAACGCATGAATAGTGCATAGCGCAATTCCGTTAACACGCCAAGGTGTGTGGACTCGACACCCACGACTCATGCACGGTACTTGGTTTTCGTGCCACCTTAATGGTCCGTACTGTGGTGGTGGTTCATAACCGCCCCTAGGCTCGAACTTGGTACTACTTACCCCCTGTGGGGGTTTAGCAAGAAGGGCGGCGACCTGCTCTAGACTTATTGGTTTGCCCATGTTAATCCTCTGGGATTGAATACCACGACACACAAGGACCCATCGAGTGTTCGTAGTCTACCACTGTGGACTTAAGTCTCTCACGCGCATAACCCTCGATTACCTTAAGTAAGTTGGGATCATCCCTTGCAGGCCATACGAGTATACTTCCTGCATGAGGACGGTACATACCTACTCTAAGATAGTCCATGTCTCTACCGCATGGGCAACCATCTGGATGGGTGACAGCATACCAACCAGTAAAGTTCCGCTCACGTTCCTTGCGGAGAAGCTCTGTTACTTTGTCACGGTCGATACTAGGCACAGTGGTTAGCACACGGGTCATGGCCGCTAGCACACACAATACTTTGTCAGCGTTAAAAACATCGTGCTCGGTTTTTTCTTGTCAGAGTACCTAGCAGTAATCCAACCAGCATCCCTGTCGAGAATAACCGTGACACCACGAGCCTTAGCACGTTTGCGCATCTGTAACAGAGTGCAGTAGTTACAACGGGTTAATTCACTCATGGCCTTGTACCTCATCGAAGAATTGTCTCATCCAATCAGGTAATCTTTCCTCTACCTGGAGAGGTACTCTGAAAGTTATTTCCGCATGAGGCAAATCTGTAGGCCAACGTGGTGCTTCGAGCGCAGTTTGTACAAGAACACAAGATTGGTCATAGTTTAAACGCGAATCTTCTTGACACTCAAAGCGGCGACCTTCTTGATCGCATATTACTACCTCACCAGTTTTCATGTAGATTGCTTGGAGTTCTATCTTATCTGTCATAGTTACTAATATACCCATCTGCCAGCATGGCCTCGTAGTCGTAGCCCATCTCTTGAGCACCACAAGGAGCACGAAACTGGCAATTGAGACAGGCGTATTCCTTACGTGGGTTCGGGTAGTGCTTCTCGGGCTTGTCAACTATGTCTAGCATGTCCTCAGCCTCGTAATAGAGGCGACTGCCTAACGCAGCTTTCTGCCACTTATTGCGATGAATCACGTCTCGCTGGATAAACAGCTTATCGCCCTGTTCCACGAGCCATGTGTAGTAGGCTTGTAATTGCACTGAGTTGTTGAACACCAGCTCAAGATTGTTTTCCTTGATGCAGGCTTCAAACAGATCAGCGGTGGTTGACTCCTTTTGACGGTCAACTGAGGGCTTGCCACTTTGTAGCATTGTGGGCGGTTTTGGGTAGGCTTTACGAAGCGCCTGGTAAATAATGAAGTCGATTTGCTTGTATTCCAGGTCATGGAGCAAGGCTTCTTGTTCAGCAGCCCACGCATAAGTAGTCACTTGGTCGTCTAAGTCCAAGTGTCTAAAGTAGTCATCATCGACACGACCTGCGGTTTTGTGATCCATGATTCCGAATTGACCTGAATCAAGGTCTTGCACCACAAGGTCAATACGACCTCTAGCATGAACAGGCTTCCAACACGCCTGCTGCTCATCTGTCACCCAATGGTTAGCAGCAGTATGGATTTCGTTTGGAGTCCAGTCTTTAGGCATAACTCTCGTGTCAATCGCATACATGGTGTCACCTGTGACTGGATTAAAGACAGGTACACTGAACTCATGCTCAACTGCGATAACAGAGAAGTTATCGTTCTTGGCGGCATAAGTCTTGTAAAACTCCATCATGCCTATCCCAAGTTGTTTGTAGTTCTCGAACAACTCTGGATCAGGGTCAGGAAGCACGTCTTGCAGGCCAGCTACGACCCACACGTTTTCGATGGTTGCATGGGGTGTTGGGTCGCGGTCAGCAAACTCGCTTAGCATTGATTGGTCTATCAAGCCGCCGGACCACTGTAACTCATACCACTCAGTCCAGGCTGCTACGGGGTCCTCATGTAGTACGGGACTATAGAACTTTTGTAACGCATGATGAATACCCGTACCGAACCACAAAGCCTCGGTAATACCATAGATGTTGGTTCGTGGCACGAGATTACGTGTCGCAGGAGAACTGTAAGACCACCGACGCCTGCACGCCTTGAAAGTGGCCCTATCACTAGTATGCAACGGGAGCACGTCCCACTTGCTTGGATTCGGTGGAGGCTTTAAGCCTACAACACCTTTCATTACCTTAACCATACTGCGAAGCCTCCTAGCTGGTATTAAATACCCTGTAGGGGTCTAATTGGGTTAGAGGGGTTAACCGACAACGCCGCAATTGATGTGGTTAACCCCTCTACCAGCAGTAGCCCGCCGGTCTGGTCGGTGGGCGTGGGGCACCTTATCACGCGACGAGCAGCCTGTCAAGCGCGTTAAGCGCGTTAAGCACGTCCGGCCGGTTAAACCCGTCTGCTCCGAAGCCTGTTATCAGCATCAATATCACTATAAGTTGTGTAAGTGCTGTAAATGTCGTCGTAACGGCTGAGAACCTCTCGCTCACGTCTGCCTCTAAGATAAGAGCCATGATGGATTGACTTTCTGTGGCGAATCTCGTCGTTTGCTCTTACTTGAGACAATGAAACCAAGATGCCCCGTGCGGTCGGCTTCCTAACATACTGCACTTGTCTGTTGTAGTAGTTAGACATTTGTTGACGGGAGATACCGATGCGTCTAGACGCTTCAGCTTTACCTATCCGATTAACCAACTCTACCAAGAATGGCTTGATCTTAGAGAAAGGCACATGATGCGTAACACCGTTGTGATAGTCCCTACGCCTCATGTTGTGACAAGCCTTACAGAACCATTGAGGCACTCCGTGGACTGTGTAGTATTGTTCGATGTTAACCCACGTAGGTTCAGGATGCGACGGCCCGAAACACATCTTAAGTAACTGACCATTTACTTCTTTGGTTGGGTTACTACGACCTTTAGGCATAAATCAAGCTGATTGGTTATTTATCATTCGTCGCTTCCACGGCGGCGAGCGCGGCGCGGGCGAGTCGGCATCCTTCACAATGATTCAGGCTGCCATGGTCGTTGTGAAAAGCAGATAGATCGCGGTGGAACCATTCCACCGCTTCCGTGAGCGTGGCGCAGCGGGCCTCGACGGCCTCCACCAGCGCGAGCAGCGCCATCGTCCCGGTGGCAAGCTGGATCACCGTCGGGTAGAAGCACTCTGTCGGATGGCACACGGTTCCCTCGCGCCGATTCGCGAGCACGTCCTCGGCGGGGGCGCGGATGGCGTCCAGGTCTAAATCTGGTGTCTGTTTAGTCATCATCTTCCTAAGGTAGTTATCGTAACTCGATCTTAGCATAGTACCCGCCTGGAAGTTCATTAGTTACAGCAGCCGAGATAAAATTCAAATCCAAGTTTCTGATGGTATCCTCAATCTCCTTTTCCTTTGATTCCACGTCAGGAAATTGAGTTGCATCTGGTCCCATGATATGTAACGCATACAGGGCTACTCTTACACGTTCAGTCATCATCTTCCTCTCCAAAAATTTCCATGAACCAACCATGCTTCTTAATATTGGTGCGCTCGAGTTTCTGATCCGTGGTATTCTCAGCTTCAATATTGATAACTACAGGTTGTCCTTCTTGACCTGGCCTACGAATACGACCGATCCCTTGAGAGTTATCCTTGGGTGACCAAGACCTGTCAAGGAATACAACGTGTCTAGCACTCGACAAGTTAATAGACTCGCTGCCGAGTTGTAGCGTAGACATAAAGACCTGGTGCTGTTTCTTAGGCCACTGTTCAAACCACTTCTCGTAACGCACTTTCTCGTTGTCTGATTGCTTCATCCAGATGAACGGTATTTGTGCCTTTTCGAGCCTCGCCTGCAAGAGTTCAAGTGGGTCTTTGAAGCAACTAAACACGACGACCTGTTGTTTATCTTCATCGTCCCACTGTAGTTCGCTGAGCAGCTCCATAAGGTCGTCGAGCTTGGAAGAAGGTTCAACAAGTCGTACCTCCTGGACACGCCTTTCGAGCTTCTCATCGTAGTAATCCTTTATTAGTTCAGGAGTAGCAACGCAGATTTGTCTCATACGCTGCAACGCGCTGATAACGTTTGGCGAATGGATTGGCTCGCCTTTTTTGTCAAGCAGTTTTAGTTCCCGCTTGATCTGATCGAACATAGTTCTCTGAATCTTGTTCAATTCAACATCACGACGCACGTAGATAGGCTGCCTGATATGAGGCATAACCTCATCCAGCGTTCTACGCACGCCAATTGTCCTTACCAACTTACGGAATTCTTCTCGCTTCTCGGGCTTGATCCCAGTGACTTGCTGGTAGCCTGAAAACGTTTCTACCTCACAATATGTGTCACGAAACTTCCAGTAGCTACTGTAGGTATAGCTGTCAAGGAAGTTAAGCAGGGACCAAATCTCATCGGGCCTATTGATGAAACCTGTTCCAGTCATTACATGTCTAAAATCACAATCTAGCTTCTTAATGTTGCCTGTCCATTTCGTCTCTCGATTCTTGATACGGTGCGCTTCATCGAGAGCTATGATGTGCCACTTACGCTCGAGCAGGTAGTCTGCTTGCGTCCAGGGCTTCATTATGATTGAGCCGGTTACTGGGTTCTTTAACGGTAACTTGGACTCGGGGTGTCGTTCAGGCTCACCCTTGTTGAGTTTGGTAAAGACGTGATAGTGAGTCAGGATGACGTGTGGGACTTCGATAACTGGCGGCAACACGTCGTCGATTTTGACGCGCTCACCCTTACTGTTGACTAGGAACGCGCCCTGCGTAGTCACGTCAATCAACGTGAACTCAGGAAGGATTGCAGGCACCGCTTCGTAGTAAGTTCCCTTACCACTAGGAGTGGTGATAATCATGATTGACGGAAACGGCCGAGAAGCGGTTTTGTGTTCAGCTAGCCACAGAACAGTTGAGGTCTTGAAGCACCCCATCTCTGACCAGTTCGCTGAAACATCTAATTCTGCTAGATGGGCTAGGTCCTGCAACTGCCAGTCTTGAGGTACGAACTTACCATGTTGTTTTACCTCTGGTAGTAACTCAGTCATGCTGGTTCTCTCTTGTTAAGCCATTCATAGGCTTCTAGTCTACCATTGGGAAAGTTCAACTCGCTAGCAAACATCGAGCTAGCAGAGCCATCGAAGAACTGAACTATACATTCCCCAACGCCAACTGGATTCCATCTAACAGCCGCACCTATAACGAAACCTTCGCTGTCCGCAACTAGGTTGGGTGCTTTGGGATCGTACTTCATGCTGACACCCGCACCTTAATAACGCCGTCCTCCAAACATACGTCCGTAATAGGTAGAACCGTGTCCGTCGTCTCTGACACAATTTGAACGATTACGGGACTTTGTCTGTGCTCTGTTACAAGAGGTCTATCTTCGAGTTGAGCGGCAAGCTCCTCTGTCCACTCCTGTTGTGTCAAGTGCATAACCTCTCCCTTATGCTGCTATGTTGCTGATTAGCTTCTTAATGGAATCTTTTTCCTTTTGTATAGCTAGAGCGCGTTCGATGGCTTCGTCGCGTGACAGACCGTAATAGTCACGCAACCACTTAACACGTCTAGCCAGCGTACGACACGTTGGAGTCGCACGGCAAAACACGTGTCTAGTTCTAGAACCGTGCTTTATCTTGCGACCACAACCTAAGCATGTCGGTCTGTTTTCTTCACGCACTTTATCACGAGCAAGCTCGTAAGTCAGGCCAGCACCCATCCACCGTTCTATGCGATCAGCATTACGACGTTGCCAATCGACGGCATCGCACGTAGAACAGTTAACAGTAAACTGCCCCCTCCTTTTGAAGAAACCCCCACAGGAGGAACAGAGTAGGAGTCCTTGCTCCGCACAATGAGTGAGTGTGCATCGTACACACCAACCCGTCACTTCATTCAGTGAATCAACTTGAGAGCTGCACGATGCACACCACTCTTGCATGCCTCTCCTTTGACCCATCAAACTAGCCGACGACGTTTCTTAGAACCACCACGTTTCCAACTACGGGCGTTAAGTGCGAACGTCGCACGTCTACGAGTAACGGGGTTCTTGGAACGCTTCAAGCGACGTAAAGTACTGACAGGGATCTTTTTACCTTTCTTAACACCTGCTGTCTTACGCAACTTCCCACGATTAGATGGCTTGATCCTGATAGGACTTCTACGTCTACGTGCCATTGTTTCCCCTCTAGGGTTTACAAGCCCAAGGCGACCAGTCTCGTCCTGAGAGAACGAAATACCTATAGGCTGCTCTTGCTTGATCCCACGCATTATTACCATGACCGAATCTCGCACGCTCACCTGAACCCATCTGAAATAGTCCTAAATACTGACCATTACTTGCCCAGATACTAAATCGAGATTCACACCATGCGACTCTTAACGCTTCATAACAGTAACCACGGAACACATGGCAGATTATCTGCTGTGTGCTTAATACTTTCCTTACTGGTGATTTGCTTGCTTGGGCTGTGCTTGTCATGCCTGTTGTAGTTAATGAAATTGTTACTGAACAGGCACTTAGTATCAACAGCTTACGCACTAGTTAACCTCCAGTTGGGGGACAGAAAAAGCAACGGCCCGCTATTACTAGTTGGAGGTGTCTGCGGCACCTAAACCCAACTAAGCAGGCCGTCGCTCGGGGAGAGTTCCCTATGGGGTTACAAGGAACCCTCATTACAACTCTATCGTGTAGAACTGTAATCAAGGTTCTTAGCCACCTTGCGGGCATAAGCCACACTAGCATAATCTTCTCCTAAAGTCAAGTGGTAAAATCAACTGTGGGGGGTTAGAGACAGGTAGCCCACAAAACCTGTCCTAACCCCCCTGTGTGCGCCAAGCCTGTAGGCGAGGCTGCACGCTTATTGGTAGTCACTACCTCTCCCTAGCTACTCACGCGCTTTCACTAGTTTGAACCACGCCTCCCCTATCGAATCACTCTAGGACTACCGTTCCGTGTAGCCGTCATAGTAGGCTCATATAGGTTGCCACTAATCCGTTCCGTTAGAGTGTCTCCCGCCTCGTGACTACCAATGCTTAATAGCAGTATTCCTGATCTGCATGTTCCGGTTCCCAACAGTTAATGTACTCTGTATAGGGGGAAAACTCATGACTTACAGGGGGATGGGGAATAATCCAAGGAGTTTCTCCAGGCGACGGAAGAATCCCTCCGAATGGGTCGTCTGTTTCATCCTCATCAGTAGGTTGTCCGTACCACTCATCCCAAATTTCATCTGGTGTAGGATCGTTGCTTGTATCATCGTCAATTGAATTCCAGACAAAACCTGGAAATGAAATCAGGTTACCGTACTCGTCGTAATCATCTGCTGTTGCTACGCCCGGTACAAAGGCGACTGCGGCAAACGCAAGAATTAGAACTAATAACCTTTTCATACCTCTCCTTATATATAAACCCACTAATGCCCTGCGTCAGTCTTTTAGTGGGTTTGTTTCTAATATGGTTTCGCTAATACTAACCGCCCCTAAGTTAAGCTAGCTTCCCTTAGTTCTTGTTAGCGTTAAGCCCAGGGCACCACTTGTCTTGGAACACTTCATAGGTGTGCTACCTAGTGCATCGGGGGGGATGGGGACTAGGTAGCACAACTATGAAGGGGCCGGTTAAGGCCCCTCCATAGTGGAACTGTTACTCAGCCGCTACGGCCGTGTTGATTAAGAACACATGCTCCACATCGGAGTCGTCCTTCTCAACGATGACCTTAACAGCAGAGCCACCGGGATGAACAGGCTGTCCACCCTCGTTAGTCCGCTTGCGTGCGTTATTGAAGCCAGTCTGCACCATCTTCGCAGACTTGCCAGTGAAACGACCCTCAGTAAGCGGAACTTCGATACCAGCCTCTCCGCCTGCGAGGAACTCACGAAGCTCAGCATCGTAATCGCCACGAGACTTCTGCTTAGCGAGAAGCTCAGCGATACGACCAGCATTAAGAGCAGTTGCCACTTTCCTCTCCTTTGTCTGTGTACTTGTGTTAGTTGGTTCGGTCCTAGACCTAGCCATTTAAGTCCTCTCCAATCGGACTACTGCTTATTTTGCTTCCTTTACTTCCAACTGTTGAATGCGTTTCTCTAAGTTAGCCACTGTACTTACCAGTTCTACCAGGTTAACGCCTCCAACAGACCTGGCGAGGTTATCGACCCGCTGCGCGAGCTTATCAAAGTCCGCCGCGCGTGTCAAGGGGGATCGACCGTCTCGCTGAAATATTTTCGCCTCGTCTGGAACGTTCGCATCCTTCGGGTGCTGTAGTAGAACTACACATGAAGGGGTGTTACGTGCCCCACGCGAGAGTATGGCGATACACTCATAATCGCTGAGTAACGCGAAAACGGCCGGATAATACTGCTGACTTATTCTCGCCCCGTTGAACGCATCGGTCAGGTAACCCCTGAAAACGTCGTACTGATGACCACTCACGTCCTCCTTCGCAGAGTTCTCTAACAAGGCTTCATAGAGTGTGCATGAATGCCTGAATAAGGCTGGTTCCGGCTTTGGCAGCTCCTTCTTAACCATTACTTAGCCACCCATCTAAGAAGCAAATCCTGCATATGGACTTCTCTTTTACTAGAGCGACCATTGTGTTACCTTCTTGGACACGATGAGGTCTGTCATCTAGACAGTTGGGGTTATCACAGTCCCCGAAACGCTGTTCCAGTTTCCACCATGTGTTGTACTCTCTAGGCTCTGTGGGGTCTTTAGGCTTGCGAGTTCCTCCACGAGTTGCAGCCGGCTTACTCATCAGAGCCTTGATCTTGTCAGCAGAGATTGGTTTGTTAGCCACTTAGCTCACCTTTCGGAGGTGCTTTAGAAACAGTCTTTGTTACGTTAATATCTGTCACGTCGGCTGCTAGTCTACCATGAGTCATGGCCTTCTCGTTATACTGAAACGCGCCAGGTCTAGAAGCCCTGCCTAAGTTAAGGTTCTTATCCACGTATTGGTCCACTTGAGCCGCCCTGCTTGCTAGGACTAGAGCCGTTGAGCCGCTATAAGCGACCGATTCAACAGCTTGTTTGTAGGTTTCGTCCAGGCGTTCAATGATGCGATTCGCAAAACCCCTGTAGAAGTTATTGCGAAACGTCCTAGTGTTGATTCCATCACCGTCGATAGCTTGTGCTTTAGCCATCGCGAAACTTGCCTGACTCATGATGCTTGAGTACAACATGTCAGTCCAAACTAAGTCTTGTGGGAACCCCACAACCTTAGACTGGTTACCCGCATGAATATAGTACATGCGGCACGACGACAACTGCGCGATTCGTAATAAGATAAGGCGCTTATAACGCGCACCCGGCTGCTTGTCCTTAATACCGATGTCAATGGTATCAATAGACTCGCGCTTAGACGGGTCGTTTACCCATAAAAGGGATTCTTCGATTCGGAACCGCAACATGAGTTCTTGTGCCTTAGCGTAGAACGTGCGTGCTTCCTCCTCGTGAGGAGTGTTCTCTGCTTGGCGTAACAACTTGCGAATCTTGTCAAAGAGTTTTTCTTGATCGTTCATTCGATTACCGTTATCCCGTCTAATTTAACTACGAACGAATAGAGTTTGTCTCCATCCTTGAATGGACCAACAATCATGCCTACACCATACTCACCCGACGCAAAGTAGGGATCAGATCCAATCAACAGTTCATCGTCATTTGGTATGTCAGGATCAAACCAGTCATCATGTACTAGTGCCATGTACCCTTCAACACATTGCGAAAGGAATTCCAAAAACTCTCGAGGGTTTCTAGGTGGTGTAGTATAAACGCTCATGTGTTAGCCTCGGCTTCGGCTTCGTCATTTGTAATAGACTTCTCTAACCATTCGACCCGATACCAACCACAAGGCGTAAACTTGCGTCTATCTACCGGACGCATAAAAGCGAGTTGGTTATCCAAGCTGTCGTAGATGAGCTTGAAAGCCTCAATATGCCCATCTACTGGACTGGCTAACGTGACCTGCTTGTTGCCACGTTTGATAGCGTCAAGTAACAGCTTGCGATTCTCGATAGGCGCATCCCACACATTCTTCCTATAGTCTGTAGTGGGCTTTTGGTTCTGTCGTCGTAGTAACTCACGTATCTTGTCAGCTTTCAATACCTTCTTAAAAACATCTTCAGTGCTCATCATCCATCTCCCTTAGCCCTTTCTCACTCATGAAATCATAAATCTCTCCTAAAGAGAGTCTGAACTTTGTGAGCCTTCCTTCAAGCCTAATCCTGTAGTGTTGAACGGTGTCTTGATCGCTTGCATAGTAACCGTACTTGGTACGCCACTCCTGCTCACGAAGCCATTTATCGCACAGTTCAATCACACGAGGGATTTCTTGATTTAGCTGCTGAATTTGGGCTTTGAAAGTCTTGACGTGTTCCTGTCTTAACTTCATTTAGTCACCTCTGTCGTACATCGCTTCCCATCTGAAAACATATCTTAGATTGATCTCGGGACAGCTACCAATTCTAGACAAGTCCAATCTATTCATCTTGCCACCTGGCATGTCTCTGTAAAACCATGCACGTTTGCCTTCACAACCGTCGGGGTCTGGAGCAACGATCCTGATACGACGTAGCAATTCCCGTTCGTCGTTATAAATAGACCAGACTTGATCTACTTCTACTGGTGGATCGTTTTGCTTGTAAGCCTCAATTGCATCAGATAACTTTGTCATGGTTCAACCTTGCGGTACTTGTCTGTAAATCGTCTCGCTGCTTCTTCGAGTTGCGATGAGACTTCCAGATTTGCACAGCCCTCTAGCACCGTTTCGTAAGCCATAATGCCCATCTTAACCAGTTCAATGCGCTGGAGCTGGTCCAGTGGGCGATTAATCTCGGCACACTCGTCAATGCCTGTTACGATAGCGATTGCTAATGCTTCTGAACCTGCTGCCCTAAACATGCTACGGGCCGAATCAACATTAACTACTTTGGCTACTGGTTTACTCACGGCTAGTACCTTCCCGTAGCACCTGACGCCATGCCTCTGTCAAAGCAGGGTACCTCATGCGTGCATCGTAAAACCCAAGCTCTGTTGCCTTACGATCGCTCAAGGCGAGATCTTGTCGAGCATAGTTGTAACTACCGACAACAATTCTGTCGATAGCGTCCACTTGTGCCAAGATGCAACCACAGCTTTGCTTATCGTCTGGATAGAACAGTCCACACGCCATATCTAAACGTGTTCTCTTGATCTTCTCACGCCAGCTAGTGCCCAACTTCTCATCTAAAAAAGCTGCGCCAGCTCTTGCACGTTCAATTGGTGATTTCATCATCTACCATCTCCAGTTTGTCTTGCCTGATATCGACACGCACGAACTTATTAACTCTGTAAACTGTATACCAGTGGGTATCTATGCGGTACACACCTTCTCCATGTGCGACTTCATTAATGTCGCCTAATAAACGTACAGCAAATTCCTCACCAAAGTCCCACTGACAATATCCTTCTCCCGGTTCTGGGGGCGTCTCATTTTCGATGCTTAAGTAGACTCTACGCATTTACGTAGTCCTCCCAAAGTTCACTTAACGGATACAACTCTGGATCAGGGCTACAAGCATCCAGAAACCTGAGTGGGTCAAACTTAAAACCGTCGTAACCTTCGCGCTCATCCTGGAAACGCTTGGCTAGTGAGAGGGCCAGTTTCACTAGTGCCTCAACGGCATAGTAGTTTCTCTTGTCTCCTGCCCAACCATGCTCCCATTTCGGGGCATAAAAGTTGGTAGCATGCTCTAGCTGCTCGCGAATCTCGCTAGCCAGAATGTTGAAATGTGCTCTATGAAAAACTGGGGCTTTATTTGTCATCGTGTCTCATCTACCCTTACCCTCACTCGAAACAAGGCTTCATAAGCTGATCTGAGGTCATTAGCAATCCCAAGTGGATCTCCATATGCCTCGTGTTCGCGATAAAGCAGTTCTACATCGTCAAGTACCTTAAGAAGATCAGCTTCAATAGCACCCTTATATATGATTAGCGGAACCGGCATCTTATGACTCCTTTCGCAATTCCTTTGCGGCGAGTCTGAGCGAGTTTGTAACAGCCTTGCGGCTTGTTTGTTTATCGTTCCATTCAACTACGTAACCGTAGTCTCCGTAAGACGGATCGTAGTTTTCACCCGCAACTAACTCAGCGAAAACTCGTAACGCAGGTCTATGACTGATTCCGCCTCTAGCGTCAACTAACGCCAGAGCCGCACATATGTTACCGTCACCACCGTCACTACACGGTAGTGGATAACCGTCCTCATCTAAAGCAAACCAACCTCTTTCGTCAATTAAGTCGGCTGCTCTTTCAAAAATCCTTGCTACTTCTTCTTTCTCACTCGTCGTCATAGTCATCTAGATCACCTCTTTGTAAGTGGTAGGGGTTTTTCGGTCTGCTGATTGCGGAAACGATGATGCGCGGGCAATCATCATCTGTACAAATTAGATAAACAAACTCGTTATCCTTCTCGACGCGAGTGATAGCACCGCAATCCGGGCAGTGAATATTAATCATCTGAGTCATCTAGATCACTCCCAGGTTCGCGTTCTATCCACTCCAGTAACTCGTCAACGTTCCACTCGTCACCTTCGGATGGGTACATGCCAATGCTAGCTGCTGTGCTGATGCAAATGCGGCCCTCACTCGGCTCCCAAACTTCGGAAAGCTCGATGGCCGCTTGTGCCGCATCAGCTCGGTTGTCATAAGAACCTTCTTGGCTGTACTCTGCTACGAGACAACCTGGGCTTAGTTCATCAAGACCGTGAGCGATTTCCACGTAAGGCAAACCGTCCCAAGGTTTCTGACGTGCTACGTAGTATTCCATTAGTTTGTACCTCCCTTCTAAATGCCCCGAGAGGGAGTCGAACCCTCACACCTTTCGGCACAGGATTTTAAGTCCCGCGTGTCTACCAATTCCACCATCGGGGCAACCTTTCGTTATTACTAAGACAGTTCGTTAAGGCCGACTAGTACTGTTTCTACGTCTCCTGGTGTATCGGCCCGACGCCAACCGTCCCATGTTTCTTTGCTTGTGAGGGCTAGTCTTTCTGCTTCTTGTGGGTTTTGGGCTGTCGTGAAAACCTCGATTAAAAAGGTTGTTTTGTAGAAGTCTAGTGTTGGCTCGTTATGGATACGCGGTGCCACTAAAACCTTCCCTTGATCTTGAGTGAGAGCAGCTCTCCCATCAACTGAGTGATGATGAACTTGGTAGCTGTGTCAACACCCTTTGCCCAACCACCGTTAACTTGACTCATGTGCTCACCATTCAGAGAACGGTAGATAAGCTGAGCAGCGTCGGTTTCGAGGCGACCCATCGCATGGGCCTGAGCCTGCAACTGCTGAAACTCAAACCACTCGTCGAACTGCAAATCGAGTGTCTTATCAATCTCAGTAAGCTTCTCAGGCTCGAGTGCCTCACACTTCTCACGACTCTGTGCAATCACACTATTGAGCCTGTCTAGCGAAAGCACCGACTTAGGCTTAGTCGTCGCTGTCATCGTATTCACCTCCTTCATAGTAATTGATGTCAAGACCACGTTCTTGTGCATTAGCGCAGCTATCACACTGATAACCACGTTGCACATCAATCGGAGTAAGTCTATTAGGCCAACCGCACGTAGGGCATGACAGATTCCTCGGGTTATTCTTTGTAGCAGCCCTAAGCGCCGACTCCCCACCAGGATCAGCGAAACCTACCCCATCGATGAGGTAATCCTCCTCATAGTAATCATCGTCCCAATGCATGATTCACCCCCTTTCAGTGTTGTGGGTTAATGGGCCTGCTAGGACTCGAACCTAGAATCTACCGTTTATGAGACGGTTGCATTAACCCTTTTGCTACAGGCCCGATTCGCCGCCACCCTAAGAAACCCCCACAGGTGAGAGCTTGTAGAAGGTACTTCGCACGCCGTCCCAGTTGCTAACCCCGCTAGAACCGGTAACCTGCCAATCCTCTGCAAGCTCCCAATCAGGGTTATTGGCAAATTCGGCCGCAGCTATGTACGGATACAGTTGGGCTGTACACTTGCGTGGTTTGCCAATGTTGTTTGTAGGCTCGTGGACTGAGCTAGAGGAAAGCAGGCGGTTAACAAAGTGCTCTTTGGTAATGAGGCCGTTGTACCTAACAAAGACCCAATTGATACCGAGGCCGTAGTGCATCACGGCTTCGTAAGAACCCGCCGGCACGTCAACAAGCGTGTACCAGCTAGCAGTCTCGTAAAGGATTCTGTGCTCTTTGGTTTCGTGCGTGTGGACGTAACCTATGAGGCATTGTTTGGCACGAAAACCATTTACCTCTCTGGCGTACCATTCTTGTGATTTCATTAGATCACCTTAGCTCCATGTTTGATGCTTTTCAGCAACCCACTCGACACCATCGTATTCGTCGATCGACCACTCAACGTCGTCAGGTACTTCAACGACTTTGAGTTCAGCAAATCGCCCATTAGCTTTGCTGCCGAGTTTCTCAACAACTTCGACAAGTCTGGGATCGTCACGCTTGTCATGTTCCTTGAAGTCGTACCCGTAACCATCCCATCTTAGTCCAAGGTGCTCGTATGCAGCCTCACTTAGACCGAAGCCGCCGAAGCATGTGTTTATTACGACTTTCATGTTTACCACTCCCAAGGTGGGCAGTTGACGGTTTCTGGCAACGACCAGATTTCGAGTAGTTGAAACCAGAACTCGTCTGACATTCTATGTATGAAGTAGGTGGGCATCATCTGATTCTTTCTCCGTTTTTTATTTCAGCTAGTTTTTGCCACTCTTCAGAACGGTGATCTATCCATACCCATACATTACCTACTGAGTCAGTGACTACTCGTAGTTGGTATGTCTGATGGTTGTCAAGGGATACGGTTAGATTAGCTAGTTCGTCACTTGTTTCTAGCCTAGCTTCGGTTACCCTAACCCTGTGCGACATTTAAACCTCCTTTCTAATGGGAGCGGGAGGACTCGAACCTCCACCTGTCAGCCAGGACACCGGCCGTCGCCAGTTCCGTCACGCTCCCGAGTAGCCCTAGTTCCATACTCGCTTTAGCAACTTACGGGAACCGTCACTCTGTCGCTCCCATACCGAACCCCTGTAAAGATTGATACCCATTGCGTGCTTGTAACTCTTGGTATGAATGGCCTTGAAACGACGACCATTGGTCAGGATTCCCGTTACGATGTAGTAGTAAGTATTGGTCATGCTTCCTCCTTTCTCTAGCGATCATGGTCGTCCCAGGTTGCACATACCTCGTAGAGGAACTTACCAATCAAATTGTCATCGTAGGATGGGTCGAAGTTTACACTTCGCAAGAACGAAGCCGACTTTGGCTTATAGTTATAATACACGTTGTAGTAAACCTGACCCATTCTCAAGTTTGGATGATCTCTTTTTTCCTCCGTACACCTACGAAGGTACTCTAGAAAGTGCATCAGTGTTTCTCCTTTTCTGTGGGTTTTTACTAGAGCTACAAAGGCTCTCTCGGACCGATTGGTTACGGCACGTTCTCTCGCAACAGAGCAGACGATTTGTATGAGGGAGAGGTTGCGCTCTCCAACCTTTGTCGCCTCTTAATCAACGAGAGAGCCTTTGTAGCCCTAGTTACGGGCTACATGTTATGTTGACTAACTGCTAAGGCTTGAGCAGGGAAACCTTTTCGCACTCCCACTCGACGACTTCCCCGATACGCT